ATATAATATGTTCAATATAAAAGCCCTGGAAATTTTCCATTTTTCAGGGGGGATACGAAAGTAACTGGTGTAAGCCAGTGAAATAAATGGTTTAGGTCAAAATTCATTCAGAATTTTTGACACTACGAGGTTGGATATAGAGGGAATTAATATGATTTTTAGGAGGGAAATGCGAAATGGAAGGTAGAGGAATTAGTGACAAATTTATATCTGAGCTAAAAACAGGTCTGCTTTGTCCGGCTTTGGAGGCTGTTTTGCACGATGATACCCTTTGCATTGAAATCCGTGATGATTACATAAATATTTATTACCGCGGCGGTAACATGCTTCGCATATCGGAAAAGCCATCCGGATATTCGGCGGCATTTGACATCAAATATTGTGATCATAAGAAAATCGGAGTGAAATTCAAGCAACAGATATTGGGCGCAAAAACAGTGCTAGAATATGTAAAGCTCATTCCTTTTTTGAAAGCAGAAATGGATTTGTATTTTTATGAGCATCCCAAAATGGAGCGTGAAATCCAACAACATATTTTGCGTGAGAATAACAGCACTTCTCTTGCCAAAGATACCGATTATTTTATTGCCGATATTGAATATGCCAACATGCAAAACGGTAGCCGTTTTGATATGCTTGCCGTAAAATGGCTTTCCACCTCACCCGCGCGTAAAATCAGCACAGGACTGGGTTTGGCTTTTATCGAAGTAAAATACGGAGACAACGCAATGATGGGTATGGCCGGCCTGAAAAAACACTTCGAGGATATGGAGTCTTTTTTATCTACTTACCCCATTTCAAGTATCTGTGCCGAGGCTCGGAGGATGTTCAATCAAAAAATTGAGTTGGGACTGATACACGGAATGAAAGAAACTACCAAGATCAACATCGACATAGAGAAAAAGCCGGAGTTTATTCTGCTTATCGCAAACCACAAGCCTGCAAGTACAATATTGAAGCGCGAACTAAAAAGCATTGTAAAATCGGATTCGTATAAAAGGCTTTGCGAAAAGGCAGATATCTGGATCGCCTCCGCCAGCTTAATGGGATATGGATTATACGAGAGATCCATGCATTCTCTGGAGGATTACATCTATGAAGATTGAAATTCATCGTGGGCAGGATCAAATTGGCGGCAGCATTACTAAAATTTCAACGAAAACGACTAATATTTTAATCGACTTTGGCGAGGAACTATCTTCCCATCAGGAAATAGACCCTGTATCAATTCTACAAAATTGTAATGCCGTGTTTTTCACACATTATCACAGCGACCATATCGGACTGTATAAAAGTATACCTTCGAGCATTCCGATCTATATTGGAGCTACCGCAAAGAAAATTTTCAAACAGCTTGTTGCACGAACAGACAAAGAGAGCCTATCTTTGGTTGAGCGTTTTTCAGAATTTGAACCTCTTAAGACAATTCACATCGGTGACATGGAAGTGACGCCACTGCTTGTGGATCATTCTGCTTTTGACGCTTATATGTTTTTAGTGAAAGCTGACGGAAAAAAGATTTTGCACACCGGAGATTTTCGCAGGCATGGTTATCGTGGGAAAGCGTTAATTCCAATGGCAGAAAAATACATCGGGAAAGTGGATGCTCTCATTACGGAGGGAACCGCCCTTTCCCGAACTGAAAACGATGTTATGACAGAACAGCAGCTGCAGCGAAAAGCTGCGGGCTGGATGCGTGAGAAAAAATATGTGTTTGTAATATGCTCGTCTACCAATATTGAACGGATTGCGGCATTTTATCATGCAAATCCGCGTGGCCGTTATTTTCTTTGCGACAGCTATCAAAAAGACGTTTTAGTTGCTGTTACACAAGCCGCATCAGAAAAGTCAAGCTTGTACGATTTTCAAAAAGCAGTCGTATATGGAAAAAATATTGAAGAACGGTTTTGGGGCAGAGGGTTTTGCATGCTAATACGCAGCCGAGATGACCATAGAGCAATCCTTGACCGATACCCGCCCAAAGATCGCTTGGTGATTTACTCCATGTGGAAGGGCTATCTTGCCGGGAATCATAAAAATGAGAACTTGATAGGCTTTTTAAACGGAATCGAATACAAATATCTGCACACCAGCGGACACGCCGACGCAAAAACTATTAAGGCCCTGATAGACACGGTGCAACCAAATGCAATCATTCCTATCCACACGGAAAATGCAGGCTGGTTTTATGAGAAATACCCCCAAAATGCCGTAAGAGATAGCACATTTGAACTGAATTAAGCAAGGCATCCTGCGCCAGTTCTACGTAGAATGCCTTTATCGTTTTTGCGCTTATTCTTCAACATCCACTGTCAACCCGGACTTGAATTCCACGGTAAATTTGTCTTCGTAGACGGTGACTTTTTCAATCAGCCGTCGGACAAGTTGCTCATCATATTCGATGAGAGCGGTGGATTGCTTTTTTAGGAATGTGCTCATATCAGCAATGCGCTTTTTAAGTTCATCACGGTTGACGTTTTCAATCTGCAGCTTTTGCTTCTGGTCGCGCAGGCGGTGAATCTCATCGCCAACCTTATCATAATCTGCATTGGAAATAGCCAGTTTCAAAAGCTCCGTTTGCAGTTCCTCTAACCGCTTATCAATATTCGCCAAGGTCTTGTCGCTTTCGCAATTTATGACGGTGGCGATGTTGTCCGTTAGAGTAGGGAGAAAAGTGTCTTTGTCACAGAGCGTCTGATTGATGGCAGTGACCAGCACTTGCTCGATGGTACTTTCCAGTACCGTGCGGGCATCGCAGAAAAGGCCGGTGTTCTCCAGTCTGCTTACGCAACGCCAGACGATGGATTTTTTTCCACGGTTGTTCCAGTGCACCCTGCGGAACACTTCACCGCAGTTGCCGCAGATGACTATCTGAGCAAAGCAGTGATTGCTGCTATAGGTTCTGGTCTTTCCATTCGGGCTGGTATGGACAATGCGGCGGCGGACAAGTTCCTCCTGCACCTGCATGAAAACTTCACGCGGGATGATGGCTTCATGGCTATTTTCTACATAGTACTGCGGAACGATACCGTTGCTCTTGATCCGCTTTTTTGTTAGGAAGTCAACCGTATAGGTTTTCTGTAAAAGAGCGTCGCCGATGTACTTTTCGTTTCGTAGGATCTGATTTATGTTGCTTGTATGCCAGCGTTCCCTGCTCGCACCGTTAAGGATGCCGTCTGCTTCCAGACCGCGAGCGATTTTCAGCATACTGGCACCCTCAAGGTATTCTCGGTAGATGCGCTTGATGATTTCAGCTTCCTCAGGCACAACCACCAGACGCTTGTTTTCATCCTTGGTATAGCCGAGAAACCGAGCGCAGTTGACTTGAATTTCTCCCTGCTGGTAGCGATATTGCAAACCAAGCTTTACGTTCTGGCTCAATGATTGGCTTTCCTGTTGGGCGAGGGATGCCATAATCGTGAGGAGAACTTCGCCCTTGGAATCCATGGTATTTATATTTTCCTTTTCAAAATAAACGGGAATGTTTTTCTCCTTGAGCTGACGGATATATTTCAAACAGTCCAGTGTGTTTCGGGCAAATCGGCTGATGGATTTTGTAATAATCATATCGATATTACCGGCCATACACTCGTCAATCATGCGGTTGAATTCCTCACGCTTTTTGGTGTTGGTTCCTGAGATGCCATCGTCTGCAAATATCCCCGCCAGCACCCAGTCAGGATGCCCTTGTATGTAGGCTGTATAGTGTTCAATCTGTGCTTCATAGCTGGTGGCCTGCTCATCACTGTCTGTGGAAACACGGCAGTAAGCTGCAACACGGAGCTTTGGTTTTTCATCATCTTTAGTTTTTCTGTTCATAAAGCTTCTTGCCGGAATCAAAGTTACATTCTTATTGACTTCCATTCTCTTGTACCTCCATTTCTATCAAACTGTAGGCGTATTCGGCCTGCTGGAAAGGATCTTCAAATTGTTGTGTTGCTTCGTTAATATAGAAAGCCGTGGGGAAGACCACCTCTGCTTTTTCTTTAGGTTCACGGATACGACCGAGTTTCTCAGCGCGTTTAATTCGCTCTGCTTCGGCTGCATCAAAGGTGTCTTTATCAATAATTGCTGGATAATACTCATTACCAAGGTAACAGGCATTCCGAAGCATTCTGCCGATACCAGCATGATAGGATTTAATATCTGCCTTTTTCCCTGCAGTTGCTAATGAATCACCGGAAAGATAGAACTGAAACAATGTTTTTACCTTCTCGGCAGCTTCACTATCAATTACGGCTTTCCCATTTTCAATTCGGTAGCCAAATGGCGTGTGGCTCATTTATCTCACCAGCCTTTCCTTTAGCGTAATGCCACATTTTAACTTGAATCCAATTTCTGTCCGGGAATATACAATGATCTGCTCTACAAAGCGCTCAAAGTTGTCTTGGTCAAAGGCACTCAGCATATTTGCTTTTGTAGTGAAATGCAGCAGTTCGCTGATTTCGCTTAAGTGCTGGGTGTCGCTATTTACGAAGCGGGATAGGGATTCTTTTTGTCGACGCAATCGTTCAGCTTCCTGCAGCAGTTCATTGTTGCCCTTATTGTAAACGGCAGGCTCAAGATAACCTTTGGTCATCAGCCCGACCAGTACATTTCGCTGTTCCGTGTTTTCTTCAAGTTTCTTGTCAAGCTCCCGAATGCTTATAAGACTGTCATCGGAGTTAATATTACGCAGGCTCGAAAGAAGTGGCTTGAGAATAATCTCATGTCCGAAGATCAGCTTGTTCACCATGGTGGTAAATGCACATTCAAAATCTAATTCTGGGACATATTTCATAGAGCATTTCTCGATTTCATCGATATGAGTGGAGCAGCACCAAGCGATTTTATGCTTACCGCTTGAATGGATTCTCCGCTTAAATGTTCCGCCACACTGACCGCAGATGATTTTACCCGAAAAGGGGTAACGATTCTGATATTTTTCATGGCGCTTTTTTACACCTTTTTCCTTGCCACGCTGCTTTATTACCTCTTGTGCAGCTTCAAAATCCTCATGGCTGATAATTGCTTCATGATGGTTCTTTAAAAGGTATTGATCCTTTTGACCGTAATTATAGTGGCGGTTAAAGTGAGCATCGGTATAGGTCTTTTGGAAAATGGCATCACCAGTATATTTTTCGTTGCAGACCATCCCGCGAATAGTTGTTGATGTCCACCGCCCGCCCTTTTTGGATGGTACTTTGTGGTTGTTCAGTTCTTTCGCGATTTTGTATGTACCCTTACCCGACAGAATTTCAGCAAAAATAAAGCAAACGATTTCAGCCTGTGATTCGTTTACGACCATCTTCCCATCCACCATAACGTAGCCGTAGGGAGGGTAGGAGAGCTTAAATGTGCCATTTTGGAACCTACGCGTTACTGACCATTTGCTGTTCTCGGAAATGGAGACCGATTCACTTTCAGCCAGTCCAGATAGGATTGACAGCATGAGTTTGTTTTCCATTGACCCTGTATTAATGCTTTCCTTCTCAAAATAGATAAAGATGCCAAGGTCAATCAGCTTTCTTACTAGTTCGAGGCAGTCAGTAGTGTTTCGTGCAAATCGGCTAATAGACTTAGTCACAATGAAGTCTATTTTCTTATTTTCACAGTCAGAAATCATCCGAAGTAGCTCAGGCCTTTTTTCTTTCTTAGTACCTGTGATACCCTCATCATAATATAGCCCGGCAAACTCCCAATCAGGATTAGCATTGATGTAGGATTCATAGTGCTTTATCTGCGTTTCAAGGCTGACCAACTGTTCTTCGCTGTCGGTAGAGACACGGCAGTAAGCTGCAACTCGTAACTTGGAATGTTCGGTAAAATCAGTTGTATTTTGAGCTATTTTCGTTACCTTCTTCAATTTCTCACCTCCTTGCTCAGTGTGTCATGTTACCTCTGAAACAAACTAATATCAACGGCTTTAAGACATTAACTGAGCTAATGCAGGCGAGAAAGAACTTCGATTTAAAATGGTTATTTTGTTAAACTCATCCTTAGTGATCAACTTGTTTTTCAACAAGGACTCCAGTATTTGCTGAGC